GGATGGGTGTTGATACCTTTGTCAAGGCTAAAACGATTAAGGACGCTGAGAAGTGGGCGCTTGAAAACGGGTTGGCAGATAAAGTTAACTACAAAAAAACATCCGTTGAAGTTGCAAACGAAATAAACAGGGTATTGTCTGAAAATTTAAAACAACATAACATTAAACTTGACAACATAATTCCACTTAATTCAAGAACAAAAGAAAACAAAACAAACTTCTTCATAGTTAAAACTACAAAAAATATTGAGGCTACTAAAATAAGACAAGATTTTAATTATTCGACTAAAAATGCAAAAGATATGGAAGCTGTTAATGAAACACTTAAGAAACTGGATTCATCTGGACTAATGAAAAACGTAACGCTTGAAGATGCTTTGACACATGAATCAGGTCATGTGATAGATGGTGCTATTAATGTGAGGAAGTGGGACACTCTCTCTGATGATATGCAAGTAGCATTAGAGAAAAAATGGATGGATTTGGATGGAGATATAGAGCTTGGTGGATCGAGGTATAAAAGATCAATGAATGAAAAAGCTGGTGAATATTGGGATGTTCAAAAAACTGAAGAATTTGCAGAATTATATCGACTGTTTAAAGCAGGTAAACTTCCAAAAGATATAGAATATGTTGCTGACATATTTGGTGAATTATTATGATGCCCGTGCAATGTGCTTCATGTATTTTTTATTCTGGTGGCCGTAAATGCGAAGCCTATCCAAAAGGTATTCCTGATAAGATTTTAACAGGTGAAGTTGACCATACGGAACCATACAAGGGCGATCATGGAATCCAATTTGAACTCATAGAAGACAACTAATAAATGAAACTAAAAGAAATCAGATGCAAGAAATGTGGTGGCCTGTTATTCAAAGGCGAAGTCAAATCAGTAGAAATCAAATGCCGGAAGTGCGGGTATATCCAGAGGGTGTATGAAAGGGCAGTTGCAAGGGGGTATGAGCATGGGTAAATGGATTAGCGTTGAGAGTGAACTGCCGAAGAAGGAAGGCTTGTATTTAATTTATGCTCCAAGTGCTGATCCTGAAAGTCCATTGCTTATGACTGCATGGTATTATCCTGATAATAAATCACATATATGGGGGTTAGTAAAATGTTGGGCTAATGCTGTTACACATTGGATGCCATTACCATTACCACCCGAATAATCTAACCCGACACCGGGACAATTAAGAGCCCTTCAAGGGTCAAAGTAAATAGAGCTTTTCAAAAGCCTGATCGAGTCGCTAAGCGTCTTGGTTAGGCTTTTTTTTATGAATCAACAACCAAGGAGATAAACAATGGATAACCTGGAAACAAGAGTTTTTTCAAGTGCTGAGTTGAGAATGACCAAAGGTGATGACGGTGTTCCGAGATTTGAGGGATACGCCGCGCGGTTCAATAAGTGGTCTGAGGATTTAGGGGGGTTCCGCGAGAAGATTGCACCGAAGGCATTTGCGAAGGCAATCAAAACAAGCGACACAAGGGCGTTATTCAACCACGATTCCAACTATGTGCTTGGCAGAACGAGTGCTAAAACTCTTGACTTGAGAGAAGACAGTAAGGGTTTGAAGTTCAGTGTCATACCACCAGATACTCAATGGGCGAGAGACTTGGGAGTTAGCATGGAGCGTGGGGATGTCAATCAATGTTCCTTTGGTTTCACACTTGGGATGGATGAATGGAATGAGGGTAAGGATGGTGTAACCAGGACAATTAGGGAAGTTAAGAATCTCGCCGACATATCGGTTGTAACTTATCCGGCTTACCCAGATACAGAGGTTGCTCTACGATCCCTTGACGAAATGAAAACCGAAGTCGAAAAACGAGATGAGTCTATGCAAGCGATGGTAACAGAGATTGAGGAAACCATCGTAACGTATATGTCTGAAGTATTAGACGAAGATCAACAAACAAGGTTTGCGGCCATGTGTAAAGCGATGGTTGACAAGCATATCCCCGGTGAGCCTATGCAAGCCGAGGATGAACTGGAAGCCGAGGTTGAGAGCAGGGAGGAGAAACCCGATAACGAACTTGAGCCAATGCAAGAGGACGTTGATATTACACCTGAAGACCGTCAGAAGTTTTGGGCGGTAGAAGGAGAATAAGATGACTATAACAAAGATGCGTGAAGAGATTGACGCATTGAACAAAGAACTAAACGGAAAGATGGTTGCCGTTCAGGGCGAGAACCGCAGACCAGATGCGGAAGAAAGGGCATGGGCTAATAAAAAGCTCGATGCGATTCACGACCTGGAGGATAACATTAACTTTCAGGAGAGGATGGATAGGACAGAGGAAAGGCTGAACAAGCCGCAGTCCGAACCGACCAAACCTGAACCAAACCATGCTATTCCCCAGGCCGAGCAGGAAAAGGCTGATAGGTTTATGACCTTTGGGGAGCAGTTGACCGCAGTTATTCAGGCGGGTTCTCCGGGTGGGATGGTAGACCAGAGACTCAGTACTCGTGCTATTACGGGTATGGGTGAGACCGTTGCCAGTGATGGTGGCTTTCTCGTTCAGAGTGACTTTGCCGCTGGGATAATCAAGAACGTATGGGACACGGGCGCAGTTGCAAGCCGTGTGAATAGAATCGGTATCGGCCCTGGAAAGAATGGGATGAAGTTCAACGGTATTGATGAAACCAGCCGGGTGAACGGAAGTAGGGCTGGTGGTATTCAGATGTATTGGCTGAACGAGGCCGGAACCAAGACCGCATCTAAACCGAAGTTCAGGCAGATCGATCTCCAGCTCAAAAAGCTGATTGGTCTTTGCTATGCCACTGATGAACTTTTAGAAGATGCAAATGCCCTTGAAGCTGAGATCACATCAGCTTTCAGGGATGAGATGAACTTTAAGCTCAGCGATGCTTTTATTAATGGTACGGGCGCAGGAATGCCGCTTGGTGTGATGCCATCGGGTTCATTGATTACCGTTGCCAAGGAAGCTGGCCAGTCGGCCACAACCATTAACTTCGAGAATGTGACCAAGATGTGGTCAAGGCAGTTTGCCGATAGTTGGCCTAATGCTGTCTGGTTTATTAACCAAGACTGTATACCGCAGCTTCAGAAGTTAGCCGTTCCTGTAGGTACTGGCGGAGCGCCGGTTTATGTACCTCCGGGTGGTGCGACCGCAAGTCCTTATAGCTCATTATTTGGCAGGCCCGTAATTCCGATTGAGCAGGCTCAGACATTGGGTACAAAGGGTGATATTTTGCTCGCCGATTTCATGCGCGGGTATAAGGCGATTGATAAAGCCGGAATGAAGCAGGACGTTTCCATTCATGTAAGATATGTCTATGACGAATCAGTATTTAGGTTCGTTTACCGGGTTGATGGACAGCCCGTGTTGGCAAAGGCAGTCACGCCTTTTAAAGGCACTAACACGCTTGGGCATTTCGTTGCCTTGGCCTCAAGAGCATAAGGGGGTGACATAGATATGTTTGATTTACCTAATGATCTGAAGATTATTTCGGGAACAAGAGCTGGAACTACTGGCAATACCGCCTCCACAGGAGACTGGGTGAACTGTGAGAATTTCCACTATCTGTATGCCATTGTAGATGTTGCACGGCCTACAGCCTCGACAGCAGTTTTTGAGTGGTATTCCGGTTGAGCTTATGCTGGTACTGGTTCAAGTAACTTGAGTACTGGTTGTCGATGGTGGCTTAATAATGGAGTTGCATTCGACAGGCTTACCCTTCAGACCACGGCAGGAAGTTCTTTTTCCATAGCTTCTGCTACTGGACTGTTGCAGATGGTGAGTAGGCTTGATTGTGCGGCTTTGCCTACATCTCATCCTTATGCAGCTATTGCCGTTGAAGACATGGGTTCGGCTAACGATTTCGTGAACATCGTATACATCGGAATCCCCAGGTACAAAGGCGTTGGTTCATTTTTAGCTACCACGAGCTCCACGTAGGTCGTGACCGTTTAACCTTTAACCGCATCCCCCTTAACCGGGGGGTGCAAACTTCTGTTAGACCGGGGGGGCTGACATACAAGACCCAAGCCACCTTAACGGGTGTGTGCTGACGGAGGTAAATCAGTATGGGACAGACAAAAGCAAGATGGAGAAACAACATGCTTCAGTTTTATGGCGATGCCATGTATACGGCTGTTGCTTCTCAAAGCACAAATGTAAGAGTAACCGGGGTCGGGGT